AGTAATACCTTGAGTTGTGTCAGTAGGAGTAAACATAGATGATTCAGCTGAACCAGCAGGCACTCCGGCTGTACTTCCTTGAGCTACAAGACCCTGACCTATATTACCACCACCATAACCACCAAGTGCCCCCATAGCAATACCTAATGGGTCTCGTTTGCCTTGAGCATACGCAGTTAAACCGCCAGCACCTGCAGTTAAATATGGTGCATAAGCAGCAGCACCTGGACCTAGCATGGCTCCTGCTGCTATACCTGCAGCTGTTGGAGCTAAGGCACTAAAGAAGTCCCCTAAGAATGCTTCAGGCATACCTGTTTCAGGGTTGATTGTGATGTCGCCACCGTTAGCTCTTGATATAGCCGTAAGTTGTTCTACCTCGTCAGGACGCATATGCATCAACGTAGTATCACCATATCTGCCTAGGGAGGCTATGCCTTGTGCTTGTTTTTTACTGTCCATAAATTTAACCTGTTATTAAGTTGTATAATACCATTAATTGTGTTATGTATAAACCTTTATTCACGCCCAATATACTGTATAACCCCATAAGATGAAGGTATCTCTGGGTGAGCATAAGGGCTTGTTTGTGCTGCTGTTGCTTCTAAATATATACCGTCTTGTACACTTGTTTCAAACGCTTGTTCAGTTGCCCAGTATAAAGCAAAGTTATCATTTTCTAAAGTCTCCCATGACACAAAGCTTGCTAGTACGGTATAAGAGGATACCCCTGCACTCTTTCTAGCAGGAATAGTGTATTTAGTTGCTGAATCGGCAACATCTTCTCCGTTAACTTGTAGCCAGACTACTACATCTAGGGCTACGTTTTCTGTATTTACAGCTTGTAGTCTATACTCAATTTTGTAAGTGCCATCATAAGTAGCATTAGCTGTACCATCAACATTAAATGTAAATCCTACATTATCAGGGTCATTATTAAACGTAACTATTGTAGGAGTGTCATCTCCGCCAGCATATTGGTCTGCATCTGAATAAGCTACAATGTGTGGAAAACTAATTGCTGAGCCACCAGCTGTATCTGATATTATATTGATGTTAGCATTTAATCTATTAAAATAAAGTCTAAGCTCATTATTTAACTGCTCATTTCTTGTTCTTGAATATTCGTTAGTAGCGGCAATTAAATTAGGAGGAGTTACAGGTTTTATTGAATGGGACATTAACCTCTCCTACCATCAGGTTTAAAGTCTATTCTTACAGAACCTAATTCCCATTGAGTTCCAACTTTATTAGACTCAATCTTAAAGTTCATTTGACGACCACGAGCTCTTACAAATACTTGGTTTGTATATTGGTCAATTGTTGCTGTTGTAATAACATCACGAGTCAAAGTATTACCTGCTACATCATTAGTGCTTACTAATGCACCTGGGAAGTTGCGTACACCAACAGTCATCTCTACTTCAGGAGTTGATGTTGCATCTGATGTAGTGAAGTTAACATCAGGTATGACTCTCTTAGTTAATACAAATCTTTCGCCGTCTTCTATAGTTAAATCTGCTGACTGAATGTATGCATTGATAGGTTGTGCCGGTGCAGATAAAGGTTGACCAGCATCAATACCATCTTCATGTTTGTAGATATATCCGTTAGATGCAGCGAGTGGATAATTAATAATTTGAGAATCAAACCATGCAGTTCTATTAAGTGTTCCATAATACCAGATTTGTTCTTGATAGTTGTATATAACGTATCTATCTATGTTTACTGCATTGTCAGAACAATAGAACCAAATTACTTCATCAAACTCTCTGTTACTACCAGCAAAGAATAAGTTAGCTTGACCTAAGTTTATATCATCAAAGATATACTGTTTTAGTGTACATGGTAATGTTTGTACTCGACCATCATATAGGAAGAATTGGTCATGACCCATCCACATAACAATGTTATTAGCTTCAGTAATAACATTAGGACCAGTAATATTAATATTAGATGTAATACTCTGTAAACCAAACACCTCATCTGTACCTAAAAACTGTAATGAGTTTAAAGTTGTATCAGTAAATATAAGTGTTTCTTGTCTGGTGTTATATCCAGTAATAACTTTAGAACCACCCTTAACTCTTAAGAACCCTGCTGAATTAGTAACAGTTGGTTTCCATTCTTCTGGAACAGGTCCTGTATCTGCATTAACATCAGCCCATCTAATTAATAATGGGTCATAAGTACCTGAGTAATCTATAGATACATAAGTACCTACCACTGAAGCACTACCACCTGGGTCTGATAATAAAACTACTTTGAATGTAGTAGTTGATGGGACTTCAGTAACTTGAAACTCACCTCTATAAGCAATCGGAGTTTGACCACTTAATTCTACCCAGTCACCTACATCTAATCCGTGTGCTGCTGAAGTTGTTACAGTGGCAGTTGTAGTTACATTAGTAATACTTGATATAGTTTGTCCTGCTGTAGTTGCTCTTGCGTATTCTGTACAAGCTAGGGCTAATAAATGTCCACTAGATGTAAACATAGCTTTGCCTACTTGTTGTGGTACAGCTCTAGCACCAGTCAATGAACTTAAAGCAACGGACCTATTTGTAAAAAGAGCATCGTAGTCCCAATAATATATTTCACCATCTTGAATATTCCATATCATGTCATTATTAAACTGTTCTAGGAATATAAGTCTTTCTGGTAAAGATACAGGAGTTGATGCACCTGAGCCCCAAGTACCTCGTGACCAAGTTCCAGCACCCCAACCATAACCATATGTAGAACTACCATACCCGATAGATATTTGAAACTCTGCTGTTATTGAAGTTCCGCCACCTGCTGCTACAGTTGATGTTGCTGCCGTAGTTACTGTGACTTCAAACTGACTACCTGATACTACTCTAATAATTTCATGTTCAGTATTTATTTCTGTATCAGGTATACCGCCTACTGCAACTGAACCACTAAAAGTAACAAAGTCTCCTGCTGAAGCTCCATGCCCTGCTAAATTAATAATTAGTGTAGTAGACCCACTTACTGTTTCAAACATATTGTCTGTAGCAGTGGTAGTAAATGTAGCTCTAATTGGAGTTATGTCATGGATAGTTGTACCAGACATCGCATATACTTTAGCATTAGTACCAAAGTTAACTAATTCTGCATTGTCTGTTGTTCCATAGGTTAAAATAGCACGACAAGTACCTTTGAAAGCGTCGAAGTTTACAACTGTCCAACCACCTATTTTTTCAGGGTAACCTTTTCTAAACCTAATCTTATCGCAGGCATACCATCCACCTTCTTGTGAATAGTTAGTTATATCACGATTGATACCTGGTCTAAGTGTTATTTTCTTTAATGCCATATTAAGCTCCAGACATAAATATAGCGTGTTCTGCCATTCTACGTCTCTGTAATCCTTTTAATACACGACCACCTGCACGACAATATTTTAGAAGAACTTCTCCAGCACGCGTTTTATCACCACGTAAAAATGCCGACCGAACTGTCGAGCGCTGAAATGTTCCCAAACCAAGATTAAAGCTAAAGCTGACAAGAGCATCAAACTCAGACTGTGTTGGTTGCAAAGAACCCAACAAACGAAGTACTCCCAGCTCGAAGCGTTGTAAGTCGTATTTAAGTAATCCATCTACCTCTTCTTTCGTCCAATTTCTATTATCTTCTGGTTTTAAATCAAACTTAGCTCTATCAGCTAAATTCATTGCTAGTTGTCTAGGATATAGTGCATGACCACAGCCAACAGTCCATACGTTACCACTGCACATGTATGGCTTATATCGAACACCCTCGAAATACTTTATGAGGTGTATACCTGTGTCTGATGTCTTCACTATTTTTTATCCCAACGCCTACTTCCAAACCAGAATCCTATAATACTTGCAAAGATTGCCATCTCTTCGTTACTAAAAACTATATCCATCGCAGTAGCAAAATCTACGCCTGACTTCATAGCCCATATCAAACCTACTATATCCACAAATAAAAGAACAAAAAGCATAAGATAGGTGATAACGGGGCGAACACTAGCACGGAGATTAATAACCCAAGGAGACGCGCCTTCCGCGAGTTT